CTGGTGCAATATTTTGTTGAAACTCTTCTGATTCAGGATTAGCTCCTTGTTGAACCATTTTCATAATTAACTGATTTCTTGCATCAGCTAATAGTGATTCTTCTATTTGTATTCTTTTTTGTTCTAACATCTCATTATAAGATGTATCATCAACAGCTCTAAACTGAACTTTAGAATATCTTTTTGAAAACTCACCAACAAGAACATTAATTACATTAGGTATTATAGGATAAAATTTTAACTCTAATGCTGTTTGATCTTCTTTAGTTAATATATTAATAAGATCTGTATAGTCATTATCATCTTCAATAATGTAATCTGTTTTATCAATTATACCTTTTGCAAGTTTATAATTTTTTAATATTTTTCTTGCATTATCTCTAAGGTAATCAAGACCTCTTTTTTCTAACCAATCTAGATTCCATGCTGCCCAATCTGCATTTTTCTTTTTTGCAGATAAAAATTGAATAGGTTGAGTTAAGCTTGACGTAGCAGGATACTTAGACTGTTTAGCCTTAGCACCTTTCTTTAGTTGAAGAGCATTAAATACTTGCATATTATTTTATAGTATATATTACAGGAATATCCCCATAAGTAGTTGTTGTTGTCCAATAATTTTTCATCTTATATTTTTAAAAGGTGATTTTTTAAATTTATTACTACTTGACATTCTCTTATTCCTTCCTAAATTCTTAAAAGGGTTCATAGATAATTTATATAAATTTTGTGAATTATCCAAGTTATTTGAGGACTTATCTCTTTCTCTACGTTTTAAATACCCTCTATTTGACTGTTGAACCTTTGCAAATGCAACTAATGCAGAAAATGCTACTAATCTATCCACATTAAGTCCTGGATAATATTGTGACATTTCTGTTAACAACATAGGATCAGGAATTCTTTCTATTCCAAATGTCTGTTTTATTACTTCTCCGTTATCATCTATATCTTCATCAATAGCTTCTCTTATGTATTCTATTGCATAAGATATTAAATGATTCTTAAATAATGTGCCTGTATTTTTCCAACCATATTCTTGATATACAGTTCTGTTTGAACCTAGATCTTTTAAGAATAATACTTGTTGTTTAGGTACAAGATATTTTTGTTTTCTTTTAGCAATCATATGTTGTATAAATAAAGATATATTGTTCTCAACAATAGTCCAGGCTTTATACCATTCTATGATCATTTCTAATCTTTCATGAGTTTTGTTTATATCATCAAATCTTCCACACCATGATGCAACAATTTTATCTTTTTCAATAAATGTTTCTTGACCATCTGGTGTATCTCTTGTTATTTCAACAGGATTTTTATAAACAAAAATACTACACAAAGAATCTGATGTAGTTGTTTTACCTTCTGATACAGGGTCAATAGATGCATAGTATGTTCCAAAATCAGGATTATCTACAGGTCTTTCCCAAACAACAATAGATCCTGTTTTATCTTCCATTTTCTTTTTAACTGGAAAGTGTGATATAGGTAATTTTTTTGTTCTTGTTGCAACTATTCCTGTTTGATCTCTTTCAAGTTTAATAAACTCATAAGGATA